ATGGTGTCGGTTGCGACTGCACCCAGGCCAAGGCCCTGGCGAGCAGAAACAAGATCCGTTCCTCCGGTGCCGCCATTTCGCAGCGGCAGGACATCGAAACCACTCGCGTCACCTAGTGCTGCCAGCTTCGGGCCGTACTGAACGTTAAGGTTGTTGAATGCATCAGCCAGTGCTTTGGGATACCCCTGCACCGGCATGATCGAATAGGACGCGTCGTTTGCCGTTGCGCCTTGGTAAGCCGGGGTGATCGACAACAAGACCGGACTGGCGATATTGCTGACTTCATATTGTCGTCCATCAGGTCCGACGAAGGCATCGCCCACCCGGACGTTGGTGACGAAATCAACGTCGACACCGATGACTGCAGGCGAGTTGTTGCTGACGTTGACCGAACCTGTTCTAAGCCATGGCATGGTGCAGTCCTTTTTTTAAGCGAAAAAAAACCGCACTCGGCGGTATGGGTGTTCAAGACGATCTCGATCAGGTAGCTGTCAGAAAGCCAGTCAGCCCGGCGGCAGCACCGGATCAACCACAATTACCGGAACATCGGGCTGGACAGGCCACTCTGGCGCCACGGGCCAGGCAGCTTGTGTGCTCACTTTGCCCAAGCTGAACTTGTAGGCTTTCCACTGTTTCAGGTTGGCAAGCAGTGCTTGCTGTTCCGCCTCATCCTCAGACGTCGCCTCCCCCAGATCGATGCCGTAACCGAGGGTGTCGATCCGATCCTGAATGCGAGCGACCTGCGCTGCAGCCACCTCGTTTTTGCTCTTGAGCAGTGCTTGAGCTTCGGTCAATCGTGCTGCGGCAGCCGCTGCCTCTTTCATGGCTTTGGTGATCAATTGCGACCAGTCGATGTTCATACTTCAACCTCCGCTTGCGGCAAAGGCTGTGGCAATGCCACGTCACCTTCGGGAATATCGATCAGGTCCTCGGGAAATGCTTGCGCCTGGCTGTAATGGGCGGGAATCGGCAACAACAGATGAAGCGTCAGTTGCCCCTGCTCGCGAGTAACGTCACCCACGAACCATTCAGATTTGATCGCGCCTTGTGGCAACGTATCGCCGTCGCAGAGCAGCGAGAAATCGAACGCTTCACCGTTGATGGTGAGCACGTCACCCGATTTGTAAAGCGCCAGAGAATCCTCTCTACGCTGTGGAGACAAAACAATATTCATCAGTACCACCTCCCGATGGCGATCAGGTTAATTTGGGCAGCCGCGGCTACGTTCGTGGTTGCCATAGCACGCCACCCTCCCCAATTGTTAAGCGCTGGGGGAATCCAGGCACTGGCGAAAATGCAGTCCGCGTGTACAGCCCCTGTGGCCCCCGACGTGACTGTAGGCACCGATGCATAAGCCGAGGGAAACGGGCCGGGAGCATAGGCATCACTACCGAACAGAGCGCCCACGGCGTACGTGCCGGTTGAGTTGGTGGGGATAACTCTCCAGCAAACAAGGGTGCCATCTGCAAACTTGGTGTATTCACCGTTGCCGTTGGCACCCCTCTCGATGATCGCTCCCGTGGGGGCTCCTGCCCCTGAAACGACGCCGAGGATGTTGTTCTGCCGATAAACCATGCGCCAGGGGCCGAAAACCCCCGTGCCGTATTGATCTCGCTCCCAAGTGCGTAAAGTGCCACCGCCTGCGGTGCCGTTGACTTCGTGCCAGGCCTGATGAACCGGCTGACCGACGTATTTGATGGTGTCCATCAAACCGTAGGACGATCCCGTCGGTTTCACGCCCGTGGCGGTGTTAATGACAAAACAGCGCCCCGCCGGAACAGCCGCGGTGTCGTCGATGTTGCCGTTGTAGACCGGGGCGTCACCGCCGATCCCAAATGCTCCGACCTGCATCACGCGGCCTGCCGTGGCGTCGCTGTAAGTGGTTTGAAGGGTGGCTGAAGCGGCACTGCCCAGCTCCAGAGCAGCGCGAGCTGCGGCCGGAGACACGCCGCCAGTCCCGCCTTTCGAGACAGGCAGCACGTCGAAGTTAGCGGTGGCCCCCAATGCCGCAAGCTTGGTACCGTAGGTGTTGACCAAAGCCCGCAACGTATCAGCTGACTCTTTTACGTAGCCTTGCAGCGGCGCCAATGCATACCCGCCTGCTCCGTCAGTCACGCCCTGATAGTTCGGCGAAATCGACATGGCCGTATCGCTGGCAATGTTGGTGACTTCATACCAACTGCCATCAGGGCCTCTGAACGCATCCCCTACACGTCCATTAACGATAAAGGATGTCCCGACCCCGATAACTGAATTGGAATTATTTGTGACGCTTACTCTTCCGGTCTTGCTCCATGGCATACCGATCTCCTCAGTTGGCTAGTTGTAATATCTAGACGATGGAAACTTGCACACCGGGATTCCGAAGCAAGTTCCATTTGTGCCTTGGTAATACCAGTATCCGCCGCCCGCCCTTTGTGCGGTAATATTCAGTACAGGAACATTGTTATCCAGCAAGCTCATACCTACAAAACCAAAACCATCAGCAAACCACGTGACACCACGATCAATACTCGAAACACACACGAAATCATCCGCTTCGATGACAAGGTTGCTTTTGTATGTATCTACATAGTCACCTACTACCAGAGACCATGACTTGGCAAACTTGTGATAGCGAACAACTCTGTCTTCGGAAGAAAATACGATTTGGCCTTGGGCATCAAAGATATTCATGCCATACCGTTGCGGACTGGGCTGATCGGAAAACTTACAGATGACATACTCCATCAAATAGTTCTGTAAATTACTCCCATTACGCACTGCTGATGTCACCAGAAAACCCGTCCAGTTCCCGGGTCCTCCCAACATGGTTATATAAACACCGAGAGATGTATGAAACCCATTTACATGTCTGAAAAAAACTTGTGGAGCCTCCTGTGTCAGGATCGGTTTCACGAACGCAACAGCGCCGCTGCCTTCGCGATCGGTATACCTGGACTGTATTCTGAAACTGCCACGCTCGGAAAACACCATCACTTTATAGGTGCTGGAGATAACAACAGCGCCATACGTATTCGTCACTGAAAGTCCGTAATCCGCCATTACAAAACCCTCACGACTTCGACCACGCACTCGACTGTATGCTCGGTCCACTCGTCAACGTAGTTATTGTGATAGCCGGTAGGTCGCCGCCTGTTCACGTATGTAAAAATACCGATCTGTGTCCCACCCAGGTCCTTATAGGTAGGTACATACCCCCACATATCCGGATAACCTGGTTGACTATACCCAGCATAAACCCGCGGTGTAATCACAACAAAACAAGTAGCCGGGTTATACCCTGGAACGTCCATCACAATATAATCAGACCTGATGCCATTTCCCATCTTGCGCGCGGCGGGCAAGTTCATCTGCGCCAGCTTTTCAATCGTAAAATCTTCCATACCCAACGTTTGTACACCATTGGCATCAAATACCGTCATCCCGAAGCTCATTCACTCAGATCTCCAAGTTGTACGCGCTTGACATTATTGGCATCAAACACCCGTAGCGACCTGTTAGTCATGATGACTCGTCCCTGCCCGACTACGCTGCTGTTTATTTCAAAGCCACCGGATTTGGTCAGCCTCCACCCAGATGTCCCCGGATAATAATTATCCGACTGCAAGCTATCGCCAATTTTCAACATATTAATCGAGCCATTTTGGATAAAGGCATCATTAATAAAGGTTTGACCGCCGGTCACGGTAAAAGGCGATACCGGTTTTCCGTTGGCCAGATTCAATAACATAAACGTATCGGCGCGCACGACAAATTGTGACGAAACGCCAGAAGGATCGACCTGCAGCCCCAAACCAAACGACGCAGCATATTTTTGGCCACCCGCCGTCGTATCCATCTTCACCGACCACATCGTCGATAACTTGCCATTGGTATCGGCAATGGCACTTGAGGCTTGCTGAACGGCTGCAGTGTTTTGCCCAACGGACACGTTCAACTGTTCAAGCTTCGTCGCCGTGGCCGAGCTATTGGTTGTTACAACCTTCTCGAGCGACTGGATACTTGCCGCGTTATCTCCAATGCTTGTTTCCAGTGTAGAAACGCGTTGGGCAGTGGCTTCGTTCTGCGAAGCCCGGACACTGCTTTCCGTAGCGATGGCTGCCGTACTGGTCCACCCTTTGAGGGCATCTGCCAGTTCACCTTCCCCGTTGTCGTCCCGGGAGGATGCTCGTAACGCCTGGAATGCCGCGGCTTGAGCCGTTACCGTGCCATCGATCTTGCTGATATCGGCGGTGTTGGTCTCGACTTGTTGAACCAGTCCAGTGGCAGTCTCGACCGTTTGCCCTACATCGACCCAATACTCGGCATTCGGTGGCGGCAGGTTGATCGGCACTGGCCCTTTGGCCTGATACAGACGATCGCCAAAACGAACAATTGCGTATTTCGCATAGGTCTTGGCCGAGTCGTAAGCTTCATCCAGCGAATCAATCTGATTCTGCAATCCCGGAATTTTCTCGATCTCGGTGAGCAGGTCTTTGCCCAATTCCGTCTGCGAAACTTTGCCCGCGAGCAGGTCAAGAATCGGTCCAGCCTCCGAACTGGCCTGCCCCAGCACGCCATTACCGGTCGGATACCACGGCCCGATATTGCCCGTACGATCGACCAGTCTCGCCCAGAAGAAGAACGACGTGCCTGCCAACAGGCTCTGCATCGTGTAATCACTTTGCGGATACGCCAGGTCGGCCAGTTTGGTAGCGGCCTCAAGGTTTGCCGTTGGCCCATACCAGATTTCAGTTCGCTGTGTGTCCTCGGCGCCCGCCGGAAACTCCCATTTCAGGCCGATACCGAACAGCAGGCTGTCAGCCTTGAGGAAAGTCACTGAAGGCGGTGGCGTGGTTTTCCCGGACAGTTGCGTTTCCACCGAAGTCGCATAGATCGAACCGATGTCCAGCGCGTTGATGGCTCGCACTTTGGCCACGTAACGCCCGGCATAAATGCCGCGTACCTCCATCGACGAACCACCGGTTCGACCGGCAAACACCCATTCGCTGTCGTTCTTGCGCCAGTAAACTTCATATGCAATGGCGTTGGCCGGGCGCGCCCACTCGATGGTCATCACACCGACTGCACTGCCCTGATCGACGAAGTGGTTATTACTGATCGTGACTGAAGTCGGTGGCGCCTGAACGCCTGGCGGTATGACCGTGACAGGGGGGCGTTCGATACGGGAGCCGTTGTCGATCGCGTCGTACTTGCTCGGCACATGTTTGACTGCACTGATGCTGTACTTGATTTCCGTGTCGGTGAAGTCTTCAGCAATCGACAACACGCGAAATTGCTGTGCGGCCAGGGAAGCGGAATCAATGGCCCACATCGACTGCGCCGGTGGCAACTCGCTCAAGGGCTGAGCCAGGATCACACGTTGAGCCTGGTCGCTGATGCTCACTGACTTGATCACGCGGGAAACGGCTTTACCGGTCGGCATGACCAGGGTGAGCGTATCGCCAGCTTCGGCGGTCACGTGGGCATCCAGGGTCAGCGTATCGAGTGTTGCACCACGCAGGCGGCCACCAATCCGTCTGCCGGCACGGTCGTTGTCAGCCACGCGGATAATTTGTCCCGGACGCGCGAGCGTCCCGTCCAGACCGACGGAGAAAGTGACACTTTCAGTTTCCAGGCGATTGGTCAGCAGTGCCCATTTACCGATGCGCTGGGCCTGGGCCTGAGACGTGCAACCGGTAGCGGTGATCTCAGTCTGCTGTACACCATAGCGAGCGACACCCTCAGCATCATCGACGTATTGAACCTTCTGCCGGTAGAAGTCCGTCGGATCATTCCAACTGACCAGCGCCACGCTGAAACGGGTCTTTTTCGCCGACCCGCCATAGACGAACTTGCCGCCAATGACGTTGCCGTTGGAGTAGGTGTACACCGGGTCTTCCGGCATGTCGGCCACCGCCATGACCGAACCCGCCCCCCAATACGACATGCCACGAAACGTGGTAGCCAGATCCTGCAAAACCTTCAGGGCATCGGCACGCACCGACAGATACAGGTTGCAGGTGAAGCGCGGTTCAGTCCCGCCCTTACCGTCGGAGACAGGCTGATCGCAATACTGACCGATGCGGTACAGCTCCCATTTATCGACCTGACCGGCATTGAGCAAATGGCCCAGTCCATAACGCGGATGCAGCAGCAGGTCGTAGTAAATCCACGCCGGGTTGTCGGTCCAGGCCGATTTGAACGTACCGTCCCAAATGCCGTTGTACGTGCGGCTCTGCGGGTCGTAGTTGCTCGGCACCCGAATGATCCGTCCCAGCAATTCAAACGAACGCGACGGTATCGACTGGAACTGGGAGGCGTCGAATTGCAAACCGATGATCGCCGAGCCGGGATAGCGCAGCTTGGCGTCAATTACCTCCGTACTCGATTCGACACTGGTGGTGTCGGCAATGGCGCCGCTGGTGGAGTTAGGGGTCAAACGGCGTACTCGCACGGTCCAACCGCTTTTGGCCGCAGGCAGATCGATGCGGTGCGATCGCTCGTACTTGGTGGTGGTTTTGCCACTGAACGCGGACGCCAGTACCTCGACGAAGGCACCGCCATCGGTGGCCAGATCGATCGCGTATTTGACTGTATAACCGTTAGTGTCGCCGTTGCTGGTATTGGTCTGCGCCAGTCGCGCCACCGCCAGACGAATCCGCACAGCCGACAGTTGCAGGTTGGTAAAGGCCTTGGTCCACGGT